GCTATCCGTCGCACCATCCAGCGTCTGGACGACAACGACATCCCTATGGATGGCCGTTTCTTCCTGATCCCGCCTTCGAGCCGCAACACCCTGATGGGTCTGGCCCGTTACACCGAGCAGGCATTCGTTGGCAACGGCGATGCTATCCGCAACGGTGAGATCGGCCAGTTGTACGGTATGGCAGTGTTTGCGACCTCCAACGCCGATACCGGCGCTGGTAGCAGCGGCACTGACCGTATCTGCCTGATGGGCCACCGCGATGCGATGGTTCTGGTTGAGCAGCTTGGTATCCGTTCGCAGACTCAGTACAAGCAAGAGTACTTGGGCACCCTCTTCACCGCAGACACGATCTACGGTGTGAAGGCGCTGCGTACCAACGCTACCAGCACTGCTGCTGACGCTTCCGCTGCCTTTGCCCTGGCTGTCCCGGCCTAATGCAGTTGTCCCCTCCCCTTCGGGGGAGGGATCTTTTTCTATAGGAGATTGAAATGGCTGCTGCTACCGCTGTTGTTTCCCGCCGTGGAAACGATCAATTCCGGGGCTTGTTCTCGGACACTTGGGAGGTTGCGTGTACTTTGGATGCTGGTGCCGTCTCGGCTGGTGCCACTGACACTGATACCGTAACTGTTCCTGGTGTTGCTCTTGGCGATATCGTTATTGGTTTCTCGCATGGTGTGAGCGAGGCTGGTCTGGTCAAACGGGCTTATGTCTCTGCTGCCAACACTGTGACGATCGTCACCTACAACCCTACCGCCGGTTCTGTCAACTTGGCATCAACCACGCTCACGCTGATCATTGCGCGGGCGGTGTAATAGACGGGGGGCCACAAGCCCCCTGTTTTACTTCTGGAGTTCTAATGGTTCCTCAGACTTTCCCTTCAAACAATGGCAAGATGGTGGTCTTTAAGATCGCCAGTCTTACAGGGTTGCAGCGTTGGTCTGATTACATCCCTGTCAAAACGGCCGCGTCACCCGGAATTTTGAATTCCTATAGCGGAAACATTGACGCAGATATCCTCGTGTCAGTCACTGGCAAGAAGGCCTGGATTGACTACATTCCTGTTTACGAAGACGCATCAGCAACCCAAGCATGGCTTGTGAGTGCTGATGGGTACATCCCTATCTACGGGTAAAGCAATGGCTACCTATCGTTGTTTGGCAAGTGGCAATACGGTGACGTTCACTTTGCCCCATGACATTGAGTCCATGAAGGGTCACAGCGGATACGTCATGATTGACGAGCCGGAGCAAGAAGAGACTCGTCCTCTTCCGATGATGCCTCCTCAACAGGTTAAACGGCCAGGACGGCCACCTAAACAGCCAAAGGCCACCTAACATGGGTATGCTGTCAGGGGTTGTGTGCCCCGTTGCCACACAAGATGTCCACATCAACCTGAAGAATCGCAATCATGCGTTCAAAGAGTATGGATATGGGCCTCCAAACCCTGATGAGCCTAATACCGCCTTCTGGTTGAAGAAGGCAAAGATGTACAACGCTCCCACTGAGTCGATCAAGGGAATGCTTTGTGGCAATTGTGCCGCTTTCATTCAAACGCCAAAGATGATGCAGTGCATTGTGGGCGGTCTGGAAAAAGACGAGAATGAGGGTGAGTTGTCTTACGACGAGCAATTCGTTGCGGCGGCTGATCTTGGCTACTGCGACTTGTTCCAGTTCACTTGTGCAGCGGCCCGCACTTGTGACGCTTGGAAATCTGGTGGGCCTATCACAAAGGATTGATCATGTACGGCAAGATGTCTGCTCCCAAAATGGGTAAAAAAGAGTCCAAGTCCTATGGTGCTAAGAAGGCTATGCCTGTGGCCATCATGGTTGCTGTTGGCAAGCCTAAGTCGATGCCCAAGCGTGGACAACGTGCGATGACCAACAAGATGAGCCGAGGCAAATGAAAAAGACCAAAGCCGAGAAGAAGATTTCCCTCGTTATGCGCGAGTTTAAATCTGGCAAGTTGCACTCTGGTAAGGGTGGCCCTGTTGTCAAGAATCCGCGCCAAGCAGTTGCCATTGCACTATCTGAGGCCGGTAAGTCCCGGAAGAAGAAGTGAAAGAGGTGTGGGACAAGAAGCGTCCAAAGTCCTTGGGCGCTGCTAAACCGCTGACACCGGCTAAGAAGGCTGCTGCCAAAAAGATGGCAAAGGCTGCTGGTCGTCCGTACCCCAACTTGGTAGACAACATGAGAGCCGCGAGGAAGAAATGAAGACCGCCGCCTGGACTCGCAAGGAGGGGAAAAATCCTGCCGGTGGGTTGAACGAAAAGGGCAGGAAGTCCTATAATCAGTCTACAGGCGGGAACCTAAAAGCTCCTGTCAAATCAGGCGACAACCCAAGACGGGCCTCCTTTCTTGCGCGTATGGGCAATATGCCTGGGCCTGAATACAAAGACGGCGAACCGACTCGCCTGCTTCTTTCCCTCAGAGCTTGGGGCGCATCGTCCAAATCGGATGCAGTAGCCAAGGCAAAAGCAATTTCTGCGAGGAACAAGAAGTGAGACTACTCTCGGTTGGTAAAAGTTTAACTGCTGCTACAGCTACTACGCTGTACACAGTGCCAACCGGCTATTACGCCAAGTGTGTGCTGCTCCACGCATCGAATAATGGCGGCTCAAACAAGCACATCAGTTTTAGCTGGTATGACTCCAGTGCCGCTGCCACCATCCCGATCACGACTGAGTTCACGCTTTCTGCCAAATCAACGCTCGCTGAGATTGATCTCAATCAATACATCGTTTTGGAAGAAGGCGACTACATCACTACGCTATCAGAATCTGGCTCGACCATTTCTGTGATCGCCACCTTTGAAGAGATAGGATTGACACGGCAATGACCTACCTAGAACTCATCAATGATGTGCTGATTAGGCTGCGCGAGACGACTGTCGCAACCGCTAATCAGACGAACTACTCTACCCTGATCGGCAAGTTTGTCAACGATGCCAAGCGCCAGATCGAGGACGCATATGCGTGGAATGTACTGGGTCAGACGGTCACCATCACTACTGTGGCCGGGACTTACATCTACTCGATGACCGGTGCTGGTCAGAAGTTCCAGGTGGTGGATGCCATCAACGTGACCGCCAATGTGGGCTTGACGAACCTAAGCTTCGTTGAGATGAACCGCTACCAGAACTTCACCACTCCGATCACTGGCATCCCGAACGCTTATTCCTTTGATGGCGTGGATGGAAATGGCGACACGAAGGTGGTGCTGTACGCCCGTCCTGATAACGTTTATTCGCTCCAGTTCGCTGTGACTGTGCCCCAGGCCACTCTGACCTCTGATAGCACATCGGTGCTGGTTCCTGATGTCTTGGTTGCTCAGAATGCATATGCGCGGGCTTTGATCGAGCGTGGTGAGGACGGAGGGTTCTCATCGTCTGAGGCTTACCAGTTGTATCGCTCAATGCTGTCTGATTACATTGCTCTTGAGGGCACTCGTTACCCCGAGGCTCAGGAGTTTGTTGCGATATGAGCCAAGCTCTGCAAACAGCTAGTGTTTCGGCCCCTGGCTTCTTTGGGCTGAACACTCAGGACTCGCCAACTGATTTGTCGAGTGGCTTTGCACTGGTTGCAACCAATTGCATCATTGATCGCTATGGCCGAGTTGGATCTCGTAAGGGGTGGGCTAGGGTCAACGCATCTTCTGGCAACTTGGGTGCTAATGATGTTGGGGTTATCCATGAGTTGGTGCAGTCTGATGGCACACTCACAATCCTGTTTTCTGGCAACAACAAGTTGTTCAAGCTCGATGGCTCCAATGCTGTCGTTGAATTGACCTATGGGGGGGGAGGGTCTGCTCCCACCATCACTGCCAACAACTGGTCGTGCGCTTCCCTCAATGGCATCACCTACTTCTTTCAGACTGGGCATGATCCGCTGATCTTCGATCCTACGGTGTCTACAACGACCTATAGGCGCGTTTCAGAGAAGACTGGCTATGTGGGTACTGTCCCTAGCGGGAACATCGTCCTATCGGCTTTTGGACGGCTTTGGTCTGCCAATACGTCCACGGTAAAGAACATCGTGTACTTTTCTGACCTGTTGGCCGGACACGTCTGGTCTACTGGAACCGCTGGCTCTTTGAATGTGGATCGTGTCTGGCCCAATGGTGCGGATGAGATCCAGGGACTGGCTGCTCACAACGGCTTCCTGATTATCTTTGGCAAACGGCAGATCTTGGTCTATCAAGATGCCACTACGCCATCAACGATGCAGTTGAGCGACACGGTGGGCGGCATTGGTTGCATTGCCAGGGACTCTATTCAGACTACTGGCAAGGATGTGCTGTTCCTGTCCAACTCCGGTGTGCGTTCGTTTGCAAGGACGATCGTTGAGAAGTCTGCCCCTCTGGGTGACTTGTCGAAGAATGTCAGAAATGACCTGATCCAAGTTGTTTCTACAGAGAATGCGGCAAACATCAAGTCGGTGTACTCGGAGACTGAGGCGTTTTACCTGCTGACGTTGCCCACGACTAAAGAGGTCTACTGTTTTGACACCAGGGTGCAGCTTCAGGATGGTTCGTTCCGCGTGACCACATGGGACAGCATTGAGCCTACCTGCTTGCTCTCAAGGCGCAATGGAGATGTTTTGCTTGGCAAGAACGGCTACATTGGCAAATACAGCACCTATCAAGATCACACATCATCGTATCGTTTCCAGTACTTCACCAATCATGCTGACCTGGGGGCAGCAAACGCCATATCCTTGCTCAAAAGGTTGCGCGTGCTGGTGATTGGAGGTACGAATCAGTACCTGACGATGAAGTGGGCATTTGACTTCTCGACTAACTACTTGTCAGACAGTGCCTACATCCCCACGCAAGGCATTTCCGAGTATGGTATTGCTCAATACAACATTGCCGAATACTCGGATGGTGTGGCATTGCAGACGCTATCTTTGCCAGCGAATGGCAGTGGCAAAATTGTGCAGACTGGTTATGAGACGAACATCAATGGAGCGCCGATGTCTATTCAGCGCATCGAGATACAGACTAAAGACGGGAAAGTGAGTTGATATGTCGAACTACGTTCAAAGCACCAATTTTGCTACTAAAGATGCTCTGCCTTCTGGAGATCCGCTCAAAATCGTCAAGGGCACTGAGATCAACACCGAGTTCGTCAACATTGCTGTTGCTGTTGCAACCAAGGCTGATCTAAATTCGCCAACTCTGATTACGCCTGTTCTTGGAACGCCTGCTTCTGGCACTCTGACGAACTGCACTGGTCTACCTATTGATGGTGGCACTACTGGGACATTGCCTGTTGCTAGGGGTGGTAGTGGTGTGACCACATCAACTGGCAGTGGCAATAACGTGTTGTCCAACAGCCCAACTTTGAGTAGCCCGACGTTTACTACTCCCGTATTGGGCACGCCAGCCTCTGGCACTTTGACGAACTGCACTGGGTTGCCGTTGACATCAGGTGTCACTGGAACATTGCCTGTGGCCAATGGAGGCACTGGATCAACATCTTCTACCGGATCTGGCTCTACGGTCTTGTCTGCAAGTCCCACTTTCACCGGGACTCCTGCTGCGCCCACGGCTGCTTCTGGTACTAATACGACTCAACTGGCCACAACCGCTTTTGTTCAGGCCGCATTGCAGGCTCTGCATCCGGTTGGCTCCATCTACATCAATGCCACCAATTCAACTAACCCAGGCACTTTGCTTGGCTTTGGGACATGGACTGCGTTTGGTGCCGGTCGTGTGCCTGTTGGCTTTGATTCTGGTAATGCGCTATTTGACACTGCGGAAGAAACTGGTGGTAGCCCAGACGCTGTGACTGTTAGCCACACACACACGGCGACCACCACAATCACTGATCCGGGCCATACCCACACGCCGCAAACTTTGGGATCAGCGCAGGCGGGTGCAGATAATGGGGGCGCCCCTGTTGATGCTGCAACAGGATACAGCACCGGTAGAACATCGGAGGCCACCAACAGCAATACAACCGGCATTACTGCTGCCACCACAGTGGCATCGACCGGCTCTTCTGGCACCAACGCCAACTATCAGCCGTACATCACTGTATATATGTGGAAAAGGACGGCATGAAGTGCGAAAAATGTGGTCTATGTTGTAAGGCTGTGAACTGTATGCACCTGACAGAAGACAACCTGTGTTCTATCTATGAAACGGCAAAGGTAATTTAGGATGCTCGCACATCACTTCAGTGACGGCTTGTATGCGAAAGAGGCTAGATTCCCAGCCGGTGTAGCCATCCTAAAGCACACACATGATTTCAGTCACTTGTCCATCTTGGCCAAAGGCAAGGTCGCGGTGATGAAGGGTGATGTGGTTGAGATTATTTCGGCCCCTGCTTGCATTGAGATCAAGGCTGGCCTTGTACATGGGGTGAAGGCGATTGAAGATTGTGTTTGGTTTTGCATCCACGCTACGGACGAGAAAGATGAGTCCAAAGTGGATAAAGTATTGATGGGGGTTTGATATGCCGATAACAGCAGCGATGATTGGTGGTGGCGCTTCGATACTTGGCGGTCTTTTAGGTGGTAGATCTGCAAGGCGAGCGGCTGAAGCGTCGGCTGATGCCCAACGTGATGCGGCTCGGATTGCCGCAGAAGAGGCTCGATTCCGTCCTGTGGGCATCACCACGCGCTTTGGCACCTCAACTTTCGAGACGAGTCCTGAAGGGCGCGTCACTGGTGCGGGCTATGAGGTGTCTCCGGAGCTTAGGGCATATCAAGATCGCTTGATGGCGTTGAGTGCTGGTGGTTTGACTCAAGCAGAAGAAGCTGCCTCTTTGTACGCTCCGTTCCGAGGAGCCGCTACTGGGTTGTTTGAGGCTGGTCAGAGATACCTCACCTCTCCTGCCGATCCACGATTGGGGGAGATTGCCAGTAGGTATTTGTCTTCTCCTGCTCAATATGGCTTGGGAGATGTTGGACAGAGGTTGCTAAGTCAGCCAATGGATCAACAGATTGTGGACATTGCTCGGCAGAATTTGCAGCCATCGCAAGGCGCACAAGCGATCACATCTCTGGGACAGCAGTATTTGGCTCAATCTCCACAAGAGGCGGCGCAACGATACGTTTCCCAGCAGCAAGAGCTTTTGGCTCCTACTCGTGAGCGTCAGTTGGCGCAGTTGCAAAATCAACTCTATCAAACTGGGCGTAGTGGTTTGTCGGTTGGTGCTACTGGCGCTCGTCCTAGTGGAGCGGCAGGTCTTGGTGCGGCATCGCCTGAGATGGAGGCGTACTACAACGCACTCGCTCAACAAGACGCTGCTCTAGCGGCTCAGGCTCAACAGGCTGGACAACAGCAAACTCAATTTGGCGCTGGTTTGCTGAGTGCTGGTCAAGCGCTTGGCCAAGGACAAATTGGGTTTGGGGTTAACTTGCTGGCCGGAGAAAGAGGTCGTGAGTTGGCTGGGATCGGTGCTGGTGCTGGCCTCATTGGTCAAGAGCAGGCTCTTGGACGTGCGCAGTATGGATTTGGCGCTGATTTGCTGGGCCGTCAACTGGGGATGGAGCAGGGGCGCTTGGGCTTTGGCGCTGGTTTGTTTGGCACTGGTGGAAACTTGCTTGGGCAAATGTATGGTGGTCAAGCAGCTGCTCTTGGGCCATATCAAGCATATCTTGGTGGGGCCACTAATTTGGAGAGCCTAGGACAGCAGCCATTGAGCCTTGGCATTGATATCGGTGCTAGGGGTCAAAGTACAGGCGCTGCTAACGCATTGCTATCAGGCGGCATGGGTGCTGCCCGTACGATGGAGGCGGCAAATGCTTACAACCCGTTTGCTGATTTCCTGACAGGCTTTAGCCGCAATCCTGCTCTGGTCAACAGCACAGCCAGCATATTTGGCAACAGGGCTCCCGTAGATGCTCTGGGGACTTCTGCGTATGGCCCTGGGTTGACAGGTTTTGAAGCGGCTCAGTACGACATCTATGGTCGCTAAGGGGTAAGAAATGGCAACTGATATCGTAGGCTCCTTGTTTGGCGTTACGCCAGAACTGCTCCAGCAGCGTCAGTTTGAGCTGGCTGATCGCCAAGCTCAAGAGTACGCGCAGATGAGTCCTCTTCAGAGGGCTAGTTACGGTCTGGCTCGCGGTGGCTATCAACTCGCTGGTGCGCTTGGTGGAGAAGATCCTCAACTGCGTATGGTCAGCACTCGCAACGCTATTGCGCGTCAGATTGATCCTACAGACCCGCAATCCATGCTGCGCGGCATCCAGGCTCTGCGGGACGCCAATGATCAGGTTGGCGCTATGCAACTGGCTGCTGTCTATCAACAGCGCATGAAGGTTCTTGCTGACATTGGTCAGAGTGAGGCGGCAGCTGCGTCTTCTAGAGCAACTACTGGCAAAACTCTTGCGGAAACCAGCGAATTGGAAGCGAGGGCGGCAGCACGAGCAGCATCAGCTAGGCGTTACTTTGGAGGTGCTGCTGGTCAAACTGAAGCGACGGCACAACCTGCTGCTGCTGTAGAGGCTGCTCCGGCACCGTATTTCAACGAGTCTGTAATTGCTGACCTGCCTGCTAGGGTGCAAGATGATATTCGCACTGTTCTTGGAGATGCAGCGCAACTGCGAAACATACCGGAAGATGAACTGCGCTCAGCCCGTGCCACAGCTAGATTGAAGACAGCAGATGCTTTGGATCGCCAAGCTGCTAGCATTTTGGCCGCCACACAGCGCTCTGCCAGAGGGTTTACCACCCCAGCAGAGACTCAAGAAGTTGATTCCGCTCTTGCATTGCTGCGTCCTCCTCAAGCGCTTCCTGTTACCCGTGATGCTCCTACTGCTCCTGCTGCCGCTGCTGCCGCACCAGCGCGTGCTGCTGCATCAGAGGATAGGATTACCGCTATTCAAAGGCGTTTGGACACCATCCTTCCTGACCGTGACGCTGGATTGAAAGCTGCCGAGATTGAGGGTAAACAACTTGAAGAGGAACTGAAGTTTCTTCGTGA